CAACGCGATCTTTGGTGGCATCATCCACAAAGAACATGGGGGGACCAGAACCGTCGCAGAAGAGATCATGCTGTTGAACTCGGCCAATCATGACCCCGGTTCAAATGACAGCATCATGATCGGGCGATTTGGGTTGCGCGTCTTCGGAGAGGGCGTAGGGAAGAAAAAGCTCTTTGTCGCCAACGCTGAGAACCCAGCTCTGAACAAAGCACTAGGGGGCACCAGGTGGCGCGGTGGCGGGCACAAGGCTGCGCTGCAGACTATTCCCGATGTCCAGCCCTACCGGGGCACCATGCGGGTCGCAGGCCGAACGCAGCGCGGCCTCGTCGTGCCCGCGCGTTTTCTCCCCGGATATGAAAGCGGCGCATCAGATGGCGGCCAGGGGGCAGAGGAATGACTGGGATAAGGGTTTGCGCATCACGTTTTGAAAGGTCGTGTTATGCAAGTGTTACGCTTGATGTAACGGGGGTAATGAATTGAATTTACTTGTATATTCACGGCCTCAACTAGATTTGACACGCTGTAACGCTTGGGGGCGGACCTCAGGTGTGCGGGTGCGCGTGATGGAACAACAACTATGGAACGTTTCAGCGTTACTCATAACTCTATCTGTTAAAAAAGATAAATTAATAGAAGGGGTTAGAGAGGCTTCAAGAGGCGTAACGGGTGCGAAACAGGGCGTAACGGTGCGTTACGATGCGAATTGGCGGGATCGAAATAGATGAGCATTCAGAACGTGATGAGGAATGAGCTGGTAGATGGTGGTAAGCGCTCCATTGGTGTCTGGGATCTGATTTGCTGGGCCTTCCGGAATGAGTGCGTGTCTCTTGACCCTTATGAAGAGCAAACGGGTATTGAGGCCCGTGTCTCTGTCGATCCCCTCTATCAACTGATGCAAATCGGGAAACTGGGTTGCCGGGTGCAAGGGGGTGGCCGCTCTCCGGCCCATCATGACGCAGACATCGTTGCCTCAACAATCGCAGTGCTTCCGGATGAGCGGGGCGGATGGCGGATGGCCTGCTCGATTGTGGAGTGGGCCAGAGCGGGCGAGTGCCCAGAGTGGGACATCAGGCCAAGAGTAGAGCCCGCGAATACAGTCGCTAATCGCTGGGGGGTCCATGCTCAGCTTGCCGATGCTCAGGATCTTGGCGCGCACGGTTGGCCTCACCAGGTCCGGGTGAACCGAAAAGGCAAGTCGGTTCGTGAGCGTGTGGACTATTGTCCTGTGGAGATTCGGCCATCAGCCAGTGTCGTTGCCCGCGCGCGTCGCAATTATCTGGATTGGTATGGTGCCCTTCTTCACATTCGACACGCCTTGCAACTATCTCATTTAACTTCGTTTTGTGTGAGTGATCGGATGCCTCCTCGGACGCCGTGGAAGAAAACGGCTTGACGAAATTCTAGACCGGTTGACATATTGCCAGCACCACACGTGCGCCCGAAGCGGAAACCCCGCCTCGGGCGTTTCTCGTTCTGGGGGTGTCGATGTCTGGGCTTGATCTGAGTTTGCACATGGATACCGGCGACTTCATCAAGGGCGCTGACGAAATCCAGCGCAAGCAACTGCCGATGGCAACGGCCTGGGCCTTGAACGATACGGCGAAAGAGGTGCTGGAGCATATCCAGAACCGAATGGAAACCGTCTTCGATGAGCCGACCCGCTTCACGAAAAACGCATTCCACGTCTGGCGGGCCAAGAAAACCAATCTGGTCGCGACAGTCCAGGAGCGCCCATCAGTGGGAAGTAAGCACTATCTGAAAGTGCAGGAGCGGGGCGGGCGCAGGCCAAAGACTGGCCTTGAACGCATGCTTTCATCATCGCTGGCCTATGATGGGGTCTTGGCTGCTGTCGTTCCGGCAAAGGGAGCCAAGCGCAACCGCTTCGGGAACTGGGCGCCGGGTGAACGCAATCAGGCGATCTCGGCCATCAAGGGGTGGAGTGAGACGGGCTACAAAGCCAACGCCACCAAAGACAGCAAGGCTCGCAATCGATCACGCGCCGCATACTTCGTGCCGCGAACGGGATCGAAGCTTTCACCCGGCATCTACAAGCGAACGGGCAGAGGGAAGCGCGAGAAGGTGGTCAAGGTTGCCCACTTCCTTGACAGCCTGCCCAGCTATTCTGGGCGCTTGGGATTTCATGATGGGGCTGAGCAGGTTTTCGAGACCCGTTTCCCTATGAACTTCAAGCGGGCGTTTGAAAAAGCCATGGCAACCCGCCGATAGGCCCTTGGGTCCTTCCTGGGGAATGGCTGCACGCGGGTAATTCGCACCCCGGTCCATTCAAGTGTTTGTTGTTTTTCAATGCTTTGGGTTGGGGTTCTTGTTGATGTTTAAGCGGAGGGCGTTGCCATGATGATCCGGCCCAATATGGCTCTGACCTATTCGGATGCCCGGCGCATCTGTGAGCGCAAGGGGATTTGGATGGTTGAGTATCTGCGAGCGCGGCGAGCCCGTGACCGGTTGATCTCGTTCTTCCGGCAGCAGCATTTCAAAACCAGCCCGGAGCGAAAACGATGAAACTACTCAAGTCTCCTGAACCCTTGGCTCTCGGAATGGGCGTCAGCAAAACACTGGGCGGCTTTTGGATACAGATCGGCCCTTGGCTGGTCGTTCTTTGAACATGTTGGGAAGGTGAACCGATGACGGAATTGATCACGTTGGACGATGGGGAGGTGATTGATCTTTCACGCTACCCGTTGCCTGACGGGATCGAGGATGAGGTTTACAACATCCAGCTCATGGCAAAGGCCATGAACACCAGCACCGTGACGGTCAACAAATGGATCGATGCGGGCATGCCGGTCGAGAGCCGGGGCGGAAATGGCCGATCGTATGAGCTGCGGTTTTCGCATTGCTACGCCTGGCGGAAATGGCGGGAAGGCAAAGACGATGCCGCTGCAAAGGCCAAGGCAAACAGCGCAGCCCAGAAGGCTCTGCTCTTCGTTGGTGAAGAGGAAGACGGATCAGCCGAAAGCACCCTGTCCGCGAAAGAGGTTCGGGAGTGGTCTGAAGCCGTCCTCATTCGTGACAAGGCTGCGCTTCAGCGGGGAGACCTTCTCAAGCGCAGTGATGTTCAGCAGGTGATGGAAAACCTTCTCGGCACGGTGCGGCGGACGATCACC